TGGTGGTGCCGATATACAGCACCTTTTCGTTGGCAGCGTGACGGACGGCTTCGCGCCACATCTTCCAGTCAGGGTTGACCGTGGTGCCATTGTCCGCTTCACGCACCACCATCCAATCGGTAGGGGTCAGCAGGCTGTTGGCGGTTTGACGGGTATTGGCAATCCAGAGTTTGACCAGTTCGCCGTGATCTTTGGGGATCAGGTGACCGTCAGCGTCATAGCCCCAGTAGAAGCGCTGGTCATAGGACGGGTTCGGCGGGTCGGGAACCTCTGTAATGCCGATGGCTTCTTTCTCGGCCAGCGTGGTTAGACGCAACCAGTTTTTGGGATACTGAATCCCAGCGTGGGTGAACGCTTTGTCGAGGGGGAGCCGCTTGCCGTCGAGTAAAAACATGGTCCTAGGTGCGTGGTTTTAGGTTAGCCCGATCAGCGTGCGCGGGCGTACTTGAAGGGGTTTTCAGCGAAGGCGGCGTAGATGTAGGTGTCTCCGTTTTGGTTAGTCCAAGGATCGGAATCTCTGTGCTTAAAGCCATTGCACAGAATGTCTATGTAGTTTGCACCTAATGATTCCGCACTAGAGCTTGACGGAAACAAGCGATTTCTTGCGTAGTTGTATGTATCCCTTGCGGTGTCGTAAAGTATCCAAGCGCCACTTATGCTAGAACTTTTCAGCAGGATCCACCTCGGTCTCATTCCGGTGAACACAAACGGGCCGTCAGTTGAGCTGCCATTCCCTACATAGCTGCCGAAGGCGGAATAGCCCTCCACTGGGGCGAAGCAGTAGGCGACGTAAGTGGCGACATTCTGATTAACTTCAGATCCATCAGCCACTGCAAATACAGACGAGTTCCCTAGCGCAGCGGCAGCGTTTGTAAAGTTAGCTCTTCCAGCAGTGCTCTCCAAATAAAGCGTATAACTCTCAGCGAAGCCGCCAAGTGTGTCGCCAGTAGTTCCCGCTCCCTCATGCGCTACCAGCCAGTTGTCTGCAATACTACGGCTTTTAATAATTACCATGCCCGGCTTAACGCCAAGTCCATGACCCACTGTCGCACCGCTTGTGCCATTCCCCGTATAAGTAACAACCGAGAACCCCGCACTGGCGTTAGCCCTCACGCTGGATGTGATGGTGCCGTCGGTGTTGCTGACCGTCGATGATCCGCCGTCCCAGGTCCAGCCGACATATTGAGCCGCTCCTGAGTACACACCTCCAACGGAACCATTGACGTTATAGGCGCCGCCAGTGTTATCAACTACGGTAAATCCATCAGAATTAAATGCAGTCACATTGAAGCCAACCTCGAAGTACTCTTCTCCAGTTTGCTCTGAGCGAAGCCTAACCGACGGACCACGAACGGTATCAACGAGTGTGTGATTATTTAGATTTGTGCTGCGGTTTTTAACCCACACCAAATCAGGACTTAGGTTTAACCCCGAAATCGTCTGCGTACTGCCATTACCCGTATAAAGCGCCACGTCCATCGCGGTGCTGCCGTCTGCAATCGTCGGGTCGTCCAGGTTGGCGGTGCATAACGCCTTATAGCCACTGGGGGCGCTGTAGGCGAAAGCGCGTTGGCCGAAGTTGACCGCAAGTTGAGCAGTTCCAGAGCTGCTATACGGACGAATTACTGGCGCATACACTCCAGAGGTCAAAGTAAATGCTGGTGATGTGCCGTTTGCGGGATTAGACGAGTCGAACCACGTGCCGTTTTTACCAAAAAATACCTTTAGATTATCCAAATCAAACGCGCACATGAACACATCGCCAGTGGTTCCAGTAGATCCATAACTGGTATCAGTGCCGTTATTCTTTTTGACTCCCTCTTCGGGAGCGTAACCGTATGATTTTGCGTCTGCTCCTACGTATGTGGTTATTAGTTGTTCTTGACCAATTCCGTAAATGTCATTTGTACCCGCTGTAATTAGCGTTACCTCGTAGTACCATTTACCGCTTGAGACGCTAATAGTCCCGTTGGATCTAGCGTTGCCGCTATTTACGGCTCCTGCAGAAGCCAGCAGATTCCCATCTGAAAGGGTAATTCCAGACTGGCTAGCTAGAGGGTTCCAAACACAGTAGTTCCCCGGCACTTCACCGCCCGCGCCGGTGTCATCAGCCGTGTCGCCGTTCGTGGGCGAGTCGCGGAGGGAGTCGTTGCCTGATTCATTGAATAGTCCCGTCTGATCGACGGTAACAGTTGCCGCGTTATTGTCTAAAGAAGTTGACCCCGAAATAGAATACTTGTAAGAACCGGAAGTTGAAGTGAACTGCCTGACATCGTTTGACCCACCACCCATGGAAATGTACTTGGCGGTAAAGGAACTACTTTGGCCACTAGATGTTTCTTGAAAAGACCAATCAATGCCATTGCTAGAGGTGTAATAGTTAATGCTTCCACCAGTGCCACTTGCCGCGTTAAACGTTCCCGTGACTGTCGCACCCACAGCTTTAATAATCATTGAAGAGCCGCTTGGTGATGCTGTAGCGGTTACATTTCCCGTGTAGGTAGGTACTCCAATAGAAATGTTATTAACCGTCCAATCGTTGCTGCCAGCGGCGTCATAACCCAGTGCGGCTGCGCTGCTGTTATCCGCAAAGTCGAGGTGGAACGAGTTAAGTCCGGATTCGGTCAGAATAGTATTATCAACTCTAATTGCTCCCCATTTCGGCGTACCAGTTCCACCAGAATCTTTGAACCTAACAGCAGTAACTGGTGAAGTAAGGTTTGAGGTGAAATCAACCCAAGCACCGCTACCACCAGGATTGCCAGTGTAAGTATGAGTACCACCAGCGTGGTCGATTTCTAAAATTTGGTTGAAGCTAAACACTCCGTACATCTCGAAAGATGTCGTAAAAGAAACGCCAGAAGTTGCTCCGCCTTGCGTCAAATCGACTGAAGCGTAAGTATTGCCGCTTGTATCAATGTTCTGCCAATTTGTAGTTAAATCGCCGTCGAAAAGGTTGTGGGCTGACCCGATAAAAGAACTGGGATTTGTAGCGTAAAGACTATAAAAAGGATCCGATCTATACGTTCCAGCGTATTCAATTGGCTGCCACACGCCGTTGTCGTCAAACTCCCCGAAGCTGGTGGGGTCTAATGCTTGACCGTCGATGAATTGAACGTCGGCAAGATACCCATCAAACTGGCCAGCCCCGGAGTAACTACCTGTGCCATCGCCAATACGATGCTCGTTTGTATTGTTGATCTCGTATTCACCGTTTTGCGCGGGATAAGTAGCAGTCGTGAATACTGTTACTTGCGTGCCATTGACGTACAGCTTGACACGATTTGTGTCAGTAGCTTGAGAAGTATCGACAGCCAGAACGATGTGATACCAAGCGCTGGGATCCCTAAAAACTTGAGTGGTACTGAGGCGAAACGTATGGCTTCCGGTGTACCTCGCAAACGTAAAGCCATCAGTGACATTATCGCCAAAGGACATATAGGTAATGTTTGAACCCGAACCTGCTGTGAAGAGTTTGTCCTCCCCTCCGAGCGCACTCCTCTTCACCCACCCCGCCCAAGTCCACGTCTTGCGATTGCCAGCAGATGCCGGGGTGCGGTTGAGGTAGGCGCTATCGGCTGAGTTGAACCGAACGCTTCTGTCAATGGTGTACCCAGTCGGTGCTCCCGCAGCACTCTGAAGCAGCAGCAGATTCGCGTTACCAGGAATTGCCATTGATCAGGAGATGTTGGTGATCAGAGTAGCTGCAATGTCAGTGCTGGTTCTCACCGTGTAGACCAACACGTCAATAGCACCAGCAGTTGTTGTCAGCGTAGGTGCAGTTCCACCCGAAAACGACCACGCCGTGTCATACGCCAGCGTCCTAGAACCAGTGCCGTCCTGCGTGATAAAGATCGCGCCGCTAGCACCAGCCGTCAAGTTCGTCGGGTTAGCCAGCGTCCGGTTACCGCCCAATGTGACGCTGAAATTGTTCGCCAAGCTGAAATCAGGCGTAATCGTCGCCCCATCCGTCAAAGCAGAAATCGCACCGCGCTGCTGAGCAGTAAAGGTCTGAACCGCAGATAAACCGGCCAGGGTGGTCGTGGCGTCCGGGAAAGTAACCGTGCGGTCTGCAGTTGGCTCACATGCCAGCGTCAGCTCGTAGTCATCAGCGGTAGTGCCTTCAAGGACGACAGAACCGTTAAACGTTGCCGTGCCAGTGACTGTCAGCGCACCATCCAGTGTCGTGGCGCCAGTGACATCCAGCGTGCCCGGAATATCAACATTGCTGGTCCACTCAACGCCAGTTCCAGCTGCATCGGTCTGAAGCAGTTGACGGGCTGAACCATCGGCCAGTTTGCTAACGGCAATTTCGGCAGTGGCGCTGATGTCTGCGTTGACGACCGTGCCATCGGCAATCATTGCGCTGGTCACCGTGCCAGTGTCACCAGTTGTGATGACGGTGCCGCTTACATCCGGGAAGGTGATGGTGCGATCGGCTGTCGGATCAACAACGTCCAGGTAAGTCTCGTAGTCGTTGGATGACGTACCTTCAAATGCCAGGCTGCCGGTGGTGCCAATCAGCAGTTCGCCGGTAATCGTGCCGCCACCTGCGCCAAGCTTTTCGCTATCGACTTCCTCAATCGCGGTCTGAACGTTGGTGGCCGAGATGTTGCCAGCAGGCGAGAAGCTGACGTTGCTTGCAACCTGGGCAGTAACGGTCTGCGAAACGTCAATCTCAGTCCAAGCCGAGCCGTTCGACAGGATGATGTCCGGCGGGCTAAGGGCAACGTTGGGGGCATTACCGGAAGTGATCGTGCCAGCTTCCGAAACCACCAAGTAGTACCGGTTGTTGGCTGTGGCAGCTGCAGGGATTGGATTACCAACCACCAAGCCGACAGCCGTACCTTCAGATGTGACCGAAGCAACAAGACCGGTGCCGCCACCAGCCGATGCGTCGAACGTTCCAGCAAAAACAATTTCACCGACCGAGATGCCGATGGGCTGGAAAACGTTGCCGTCCCACAGGAACAGGTCGCGGCTTAGCGGGTTAAAGAAGAACTGACCGATGTGATCAGCAGTGGGCTGGGTTTCGCCAATCTTCGAGACGGCGTAGTTGGCAAGCTTTGAACCAGCGATTGCATTACTGGCAACCCGGCCCATGTCCAAGGTGCCGCTGGTCAGCAGGGCTGCGCTGTGGTTAGGCAGGTCCGCCCCGGTGATTGAAGTACCAGCACTGACGTGGCCTTCGGCGTCAATCGTGACCTTGGTGTAAGTGCCAGCAGTTGCGGTGTTGGTGTGATTGAGGTTGCCGGAGCCATCAACGTTCAGACCAGTGCCGGGGATGACTGCACCTTTGGCAACACTGGTGGCAGCAGGCATGTCGCTGCTGATGATCGTGCGCCCGTTGGTGACAAGACCCTTGGCGTTGTAGGTGACTAGGCCGTAGGTGACGTTGGCGGTTACGTCGTTGTCAATCTCCAGAACGGCCCCGTCCATGCGGAGACCTTCGCCGTTGATTGCAACACCACCGCGAGCACTCGTTGTAGGAGCAGGTAGGTCTGCGCCAGTGATCGTGCGATAGCTAACAGCGCCAGCAGAAGCAGCCGGACCAGCAAGGAATTGGGCAGCGGCTGTGGTGTTATCCAGCGTTGCGCTGACAGTTACATCGTTGCCGCTGGTGGTGACGACAATGTTGATCGTGCCAGCTGTGCTGCCAACAACGGAGCCAACAGAACCTGCAGCCTTGAAGCTGACCCAAGCGCTGCCGTCCCAGATGTAGGCGTTGTCGTCGTCGGTATCGAGCGCGATCTGACCGGTGAACGCACCAGATGCAGGCAGGGTGGTGACAAGATCGACGGTGGATTCGTCGCCCAGCTTTGCTGCGGTAACAGCGTCGTCCTGAATCTTGGCCGTGGTTACGGCGTCAGTTGCCAGAGAAGCGGCAACAATTGAACCCGAGCCAAACAGGATCTTGGCGCTTGGGATCGTGGCGTCCGCAATCAGCGTGGTGGCGTTACCCACCATGTCGGTCACGGTGATCTTTTTGGTCTCACTCGCAGAGACATCAACGATCGGCAGCAGGTCACCTGCGGCTAAATTCGCCCCCGCAAGAGCTGTAAGTTCGCTAATCCGAAGGTCAGCCATACCGCCTAAGCCGACAGAGCACTGTTACCAACTAGCTTAGCCGCCTTACTCGATGTCTTCCTGCAGCAGAACTGAGGTGCCGTTTTGTTCCAGCACAATCTCACCGTCGTCCTGTAGCAGCAGTTTGTCGGATGGGGTGGTCTTGGCAAGTAGGCGGATTGGGCCAGTGGTCACGAAATCTGCGGTGATTTCAACGGCATTGTCAGGCGAAAAATTAACGCCCGCTTGAGTAATCAAACCGTCAACTTCGTACCAAATTTCGTCGTCAATTGACGTGCCATCGCCAATCTCGTTGCCGACCTTTAAGTAAAACTTGCTGCCGAACTTCGATCCAACCTCGGTACGGACGGCGAGCTGCAATAAGTAATGGGCAGACTCCGCGCTGGATTGCTTGGCGTAGGACGGCAGGTACTCCCAGTAAGCGCGGAAAGTCCCACTGCCGCTGATGAGGCTGGAATACTGCGACCGGAACTCATCGCCCAGTGCGGTGGTGTCTACGGCTTCGCGGCTGGTGTTCAGCTCAAAGTAGGTGCATTGCGCCAAAATGTGCGGCACAAGATTCGTGACACGCACTGCAATTGGAATATCTCGCGCTATCGAAGCCAGGACGATTGCTTGACTCTGAAGACCTTCGATGGACTTATCAAACGTGTCGTACAGCCGGATGCCGCCCAGCTCATCAACATTGATGTACCAGTGGCCGGAGTCTTGAACGCTATTAACGACCCAGCCGCTTGCATCTACAAAGTCAAGGTCAGTGCCGTCTGTCGTGCGGATTTCTAGTTGATCGCCGCTGTTCAAAAAGCCAGCATCAAAATCAAAACTAAAACGCCGACGGGAAACATTTACGTCACCCGGATTGACGACAGAAAGTTTCTCGGCAAGCTCTGAACTACGCCGAAGTTCGACCAGACCGTAGCTGCCGAGATAGACGCTCATTACAAGGTTGCGGTGGTCAAAGCTCCAGTGCCCTGGAAGCTAATTTGAGCGGTGACAATCTCGCCAACCGAAGCGCCAATGCTGACGCTGGTGATGTATGCGGTGATGGTCACATCGTTATTACCAGAATCTCCAGCCAATCGCAGGGTCAAGCTCACCGTGTCACTGCTTGAGACACCGCCTGTTTTTACCAGGTTGCGTAAAAGCGTGCTGGCGTCGTTGGTGTCATCTGTGTCTATGTAGTACAGCAGACTGGCAGTGCCGCTGAAACTTTGGACGCCTGGGACGTAACTGCGCTGTAGATCGCCAAGCGTTGTTGCCTCAAGCGTCTCCAAGTCAGCCTGAAGCGTCCAGTTGGTCACTTTGACCAAGGTGTCGGAGCCCAGAAGCAGGCGTCCGTCGCGTCCGGTAAAAATCTGGGCCATGACGTTAGTTTAGAGAACCCCGATGAGCTTTACCCGAACGCTGCTAACGCCAGGTCGAACAGATGTAATTTGCGGCGCTTCGGCATAACGCCACGCATTTGATCCGGGCACATCCAACGCACTGTCGGTGCCGCTCCAACCAGTACGCACTTCCGAAGGAACAGTGAACGTCTGGAAAGTGCCTTGCGTCTCGTCAAAATGCGTCAAAAACAGCCCGGCGTTGGTGTCCGTAACGTTGTCGTAGTTCAGCTCCAGCGACATGTTGGTGCGCTGGCTGCCGTACAGAATCCGAGTCTCAGCGCCGGATTGCGCCCGAAACGTTTTGATCGGGTAATCGCCGGGGTTGAAGTTGCGCCCGGTGGGTTGCAGCGTTGGGAAGGCCATTAGGAATCAACCAGGAAACGGGCGGCGTTGGTAACGTCTTGCGCGATCAGGCTGCTGAACTGTTCGTCACATGGGAATTCTGATGCAGTAATCAGCACCACGCCTTCACCATCCAGCGTAAGTTGCTCGATCTGGTACACGTTCTGGGATGAGGTATTTTCCAAAACGGTGAAGACACTGCCGCGTAAGGCTGTTTCCTGCACAAGCCCACCGCTGACAGTCATTGTGGCTTCCTCCACGTCCTCTGAACCGCTCTTGTAGTACAGGACGGAATACTGACCGTCAGCAAAAGTAGTGGCGCTGGTAATTACGCCAGTGGCGCTGATGCTGCCGTTTTGCGCCGAGCTGTAAGGGTTGGCCTCGGTTACGACGCGGATGAAGTTGCCAGGTGCCAGATCAATCCCGTAAGGCGATGTCTTGAACTGGATTGTGTGCGTAACGCGGCGGCGGACAGACAGGAAGAACCGCGCCACCAATTCAGCATGGGTTTGGCTGGTGCAGTATTGCGTCATGTCGAACTGCTCCAGTGGATCGCTGGTGCTGCTGTCTTCGTTCCAGCGAACAACAATGTTTCGCTCTTCGGGCAGCTGGTTTTCGGATTCACGCCGGAAGCGGACCATTGCCTGAAAATCTTTGCGTTCTTCGGCGTTGATGTAGGTCAGCTCGAAGCTGTCTTCAAAAATGTTGCCTGCCGTAAAGAGCTGTTTGATCGTTACTGGTCCAGTGCTGATGTCACCGCCGTAGGTCGTGGGTAGTGCAGGACTTAAGCCAAACCGTCCGTCGGTGATGGTGAAGTTGCACAGCATGAACGGTGCAGTGTCGGCAATGAAACTGCGGACGTTTGTTGCACCAGAAAGGGCGCCGTCAAAGAACAGCTTGTTTGCTTTTAAGAAACGGGCTGTATTGACAAAGCTGGTGGTATCAATCAGTGGGGCGTTGTCAACCGTCATGTTGAGGATGTCGCCCATGCCTGCCACGCGGTCGGTCAGCAGGTAATACACCAAGTCACAGAACAGGTTGCTGGGTTCGACCGTTGCAGACTCTTCAGGATGGAAACGTTTGACCGGCACACCGTTTTTAAGCCACACACGGATTTGATCCAGTGCAGTGAAATTGCGGGAAGCTTTCAACGACAAGCCCGCCAAGGTCATGTTGGTGTATCCAGGGACTTGATCGTTGCTGCTTATTTCGTTGACGTAAACGATTGTGTGCTCAGGGCTGCTGGCATTTGATTTTTCGACAAGGTTGCCGTACAGGCTTATGTCACCGTATTGGCTTTGCTGTTCAAACGTTCTGCCTAAATAGTTGTACTGCTGAGTGATATTTGTGCCGACAGATTCGATGACAAACCGAGCACCAACGGATGTCCCAGGTGTGCGGAATGGGTTGTTGTTGTCAACGGTCAGCAGATAATCAACCGTGTCGCCAACTTGCCATTGGCTAGAGACGTAGTTCGTGTCCGTAGAAACGGTAATTGTTGGGGCTGTCCAAAATTTTGTTTGCCCGCTCCAGTGACCTTCTACGGCATAAACTTGGCTGCTCAGGGTCAGACGAATGCCGTGACCTTTAACGCTGGTCATGTCAAACGTTGAAGACTGAGTTACGCCAAAATCATAGTTGCGAGCTGGGCCAAACATCTCTTCGTACCAGGCTTGGCTCCGGCCTTGAACTGCGTCAATGGAAACAACACCGGACACGCGGTAACGACGGCCAATCGTTGTAATGACTGGGCTGGACGGCGGATTGCGGAAGGGGTTTGAGCCTTGTACTGAGAACGTGGAAATGAATTCACTTGCGCTGTCCCAGTTGACCGAGCTTTCAATAATGTTTTCTTCGGTAATACTCCAGGTATAGGTTTGGCCGGAAAAATGAGTCGCGGGTAGCGCAAGTTTGGTTAGCAAATACCGCACTTTGTACCAGCGGCCACCGGAAACGTTGTGTTGATACTCAACGGATACCTGCGTATATTCATTCCCCGGATAGGACGTAGCAGCGCCAATACCGGTAAGCCGGGTTAATTCCCAGCTGTACGCACTACTGCGGCCTACGGTGTAGTTGAACGTGGGGTCGGTGTACCAGTCCGTGAAGGAAATATTGGTTAGACGTGTTTGACTGCCTTGCTCGTCTGGCAGAAGCGTGATAATCCCCACGCTGGTGGGACGGTCATTGACAACAGTGCGGTCTTGGTAGGTCGGCAGGCTTTGGAATTCTGAGTTTTGCTGAATATCCAGCTTTGTGACTTCACTGGCTGCTGCGATGACCTTGAAAGTGCCGTAAGCCGTTGTGTAGTTGGCCGCGAGCATTTGGCGCTCAGAGACCGAGTCAGTAGAACCGCCGTTGTGCAAATGCCAGAAAACAGCATCATCCGGGGAGTGGCGTCCAATGTCAGCGCCATTTTTGGGAATAAAGCGGAATTCGTACTGACGGTTTTCGGGATGTACCAGTCGGATGAAGTTGTACTGGTCAACTGGCTGGTTCCCGATGATGCAGAACTGTTCGCCAAGTGGTTGCCATTCAAAGGCATTGCCCGATGCATCAACCCCAGCCGGACGAAGGAAAATTGTAAATAGAGAGGCGCGTTTGATGTATGCGTTGATTGTTCCCGTATTTACGCTGACGCGCTTGCTGTCCAAATTGGCAAGTTGAACCGGGCTGGGAATGGTCTGAAAATTACAAAGACCATTAAGGCGCTGGAACACGTTGCTGCGAATGCCAATTTCAGTTACTTCGCACGGGCGGTTATTCCGCACCACTGCAAGAGCAGCTTTGGTTAGCGGGTAGAACGCGACACCAGCGTTGTATTTGTCGGGCGAGTTGTTGTCGCTGATGTATTCCGAGCGCAGCATGTGCTGGGACACGATCCCGACCGACCGAGCGCCAGGCGAGGTGTGCTCAATGCACTTCAGCTGGATTGTTTGATCTTCGTTGTCTTCTGGCCGCCAGATGCCTTTGCTGCGGCTAATGACTTGCCATGTGCAGCGGGCAATCATAAAGAGTTCACCAACCTGCAGAGCATCGTCTGCGGCGGTACGCATTTCGGTTACAGCATCATTGATGTCTTGGACGCTGACTTCCCGATCGGTTCCCTTGTAGTAATCCTCGGGAATATTGTTGCCTGCAATGGTGAACGTTGCGATGTCACCGATATTGACTTCACGGACTTCTAGGCCGACATCATCAGATACGCCAACACCATTGACGGCGGTGATCCCCATGCGGCGGCTGTAGTTGCGGCCAATGCCGCTCATGCCGTCGTTGGCAATGATTCCGTAGTCTTGGTTGCGGCGCAGCAGTTCATCGCTCATGCCAGCTTGACCGGCAATCTTGACGCGCTCGTAAATCGAATTGAACCCTGGGTCTACCTTCTCAAAGTCAACGTCGGGATTCTGCAGAATTGAAACAACGCGCCAGTTGACTCGATAGTGCGAGCCGTTGGCAATCGGTGCGTAGCAGCCAAACTCGGCGTTGTTACTTAAAGCATGAGCCGCAGAAAATGCGGTGTCGTTATCGCTTACACGAGTAGGGCAGCTGTAAATATCGTCGTAGCTCTCAGGGTCACCTGCTGCAAGTGAACCACGGGTGCCGTACAGCAGGTTGATTCCACGCATCCGGCTGAAGCCTGAAATCGTGGTGTTTCGCTTCCAATAAAAGGCAAAACTTTGGTCGTAAATGCTGTCAAGCGCTCCATTGCCAAGGAAGATGCCTTGCAGCGCAGGCGGATCCATGCCATCTGGGGCGACGCCTTCAGCAACCCCCTGTTCGCCTACAACAAACAGCAGCTTCACGCCTTGCTGCCTGCCATAGCTAAACATGCGCGACCACACCAGCTTGGGTGTAACCAACATGCCGCCGGTTGTGCCAGTCCAGCGGCCAAAGATGACTGGGATTGGGTCGCCGTAATTGGCTAATTCAGCTTGACTATCAAAACCGTAAGTTGGACTGAAACGCTGACCGCCAAGAACGCTGTCAAGATTTAGCTGTGAACTGCCTGGAGATTGACGACGGGCGGCAGCAAGTTGAGGAGCGCGTGGTTTTGGTGCCAGCAGAAATGATGCCGCTGTAGATGCAACGCCAATGACAAGGCTGATAATTGCAACTGTTAAGCCAGCATCATTTCTTATGTCTGGAATATGTGCGTATTCAGCAGGTCGTACTGCGCTACGGCGTTGAGCCTCTTGGGCAAAAAATCGGTATTCCTCTTCAGAAAGTCCAGCGAGATCTAAAAGCTGCTTTTCGTACGGAAGCAGTTTGGAGCGGTAAACGATGACGCCGGAGCCCAGGCGACCTTGTTCAGATGCCGGTTGATGTAAAGGATTCCGGTCTGCCATGTCACCGCAAATGCCCAGTTGTCTTCACTGAGCAGCAAGATGTCCCCATCGTACTCGGGTCGTTCAATACGGCGACCCCATGTCAAAAGGTCACGCACGATCTGCCGTTTGCTAGCCGTGTACCAGTCAGCCTTAAACGGTGGCGTAGCAATATCCAGCCGGTTCAGGACCGTGTAAACCAAGTGGATGCAGTCGATTTCGGGGCCAGACCCATCCGCTCCATACAAGTACGGACGACCAATCAGGTCACTGCAGTCGGATGCCACTGGTTACCGGGATGTTGCCGATGAGTCGCTGGGTCAAGCGGCGTTGCGGGACTTCTGCGCCAACAGCATCCAGCACTGTATTTAGGGTCAGCTTGAGTTCGGCCTCTTTCCAAATGCCGCTTGCAACCAAGCCGTAATACTGGTGAACCTGCTCAAAACTGGTGCGGTCGTCAGGGTCAAGCAGCATCACCTGCACATGAACCATCCAGCGGCGGTCCAAGGCTTCGATTGCCCAGTTGCGGCTAAGCGTGTTGTTGGGCAGCACAAGGTCAGCGTCTGTGTTGTCGCCTGTGCGATTGATCGTCACGCCAGAAAAGCCAAACGGCAAAAAGCCGAACTCGCTGCCGTCGTAAGTGATCGTCTCGCTGATGAAAAAGTTCTGGAAGCGTTGGCGGACATTGCCGTTTTCGCTGAACGTGATGAAGTTACCGAGAGCTAGTTCCATCACATCCCAAGCCGCTTACGAGTGCTGGTAGACATCTGCAGCCTACGCAGAGTGCGTTGTTCGCCTTGTTGTGCGCCTTGCTGGGCAGCTTGCTGCATACCAGAGCGGAACTGATCAGCCGTAACGTAATCCACGGTGTTGATTCGTTCAACGGTGTAGCGCACGTCGATAGCAGCAGGTGCTGCAGTTGCGGTGCCGCCCATTCCGTCTTCGCCGCCGCCAGATGGGATAACGGCAGAACCACGGGCACCAGCTGCGTAGCGGTTCATGGCGCCGCGCATCTTGCTGGCCGGAATGACATATTCGGGCTCCCCCGCTTCGCCAATCAGTGCGTTTGTAGGCCGATCAACAAAACCACCTTCAGCAAAAATGCCAGTTGGGAACATTTTCCCGGACGACAATGCGCCTTTACCGGAAAGCCCTTTGCTTGCACTGTCGAGGTCTGCCTGAAAGCCGCCACCCATACCACTAAGGGCGTTGAAAATGGTTTGCAGAATGATCAAAGTCATCTGCTTCGCAATGATTTCAAGCGCCATACTGATAAACGCTTCGCCAATTTTCTTGAAGGCATCGCCAAGGGCCTCTTGAACTGATTTGGAGCCAGTAATGACCTCGCCAAATGCAGTGCTAAATGCATCGCCAATCGCGGTGGCGCCTTGAACAATGGTGCTTATGGCAAGCTTGATTGGATTTAGCTCGTCCTTAAGTTTTCCTATGGCATCGCCTATGCCCTCGCGGACCGTTCCTTCCCCGGCAACACCAAAATCAGCGCCTTTGATGGCTTTGTCCGATAACTCTTTAGCCCTCTTGACCTGTTCTTTGATTTCTTCCGTCTGAAGCTCAAGCAGCTCTAGCCTGCGAATTTCATCATTGACAATTGTCAGATTGATTTGCTGCTCAACGTTTTTCAGTTCTGCAATCTGTTCAGCGCGGTCTTGATAGTCATATTGAATCTGAAGGCGTTTGCGCTGAATATCTGTGGACGCACTCAAAAGCTCTTTCTCTCGCTGCAATTGAATTTGTAATTGCTGCCCCTTTTCAAAAGATTTTTGAAGCTCATCTTTGATTTTCTTGGCGCCGTCCGCAGCACCGTCAAATGCTGTGTCTAGGGCTGGATCCTTAAAGACTGTCTCAATATCTGCCTCGTTGGATTTAATGGCATCGCGCAGTTCTTGCGCGTCTTTCCTGAGGGTCGCCAGATCTCTATTCAGCTGCGCTCTTTCGCGTGGATCAGAAGTCTCCTCTCTTGCTCTTTTTTTAAGGCTGATATTTGCTTCCGTTTCGCTTAATTTACCCCTTGCCGCAACAACTTCCGCTGCTCCACCCGTCCTGGCAGATTCGGCTATTTTTTGAGCTTCTCTTCTGTAGCCTGACAACGCAACAGCGGCCGCTGTAATACCTGCCGCCAAAGCAAACCAAGGGTTGGCAATTACAAATGCCAGCAATGCCTTAGCGACAGGCAGTAGCGCGACAATCGCAGCCCTTAATGCAATGACAGCAGCCGTAACCCCACCCACTGCCAGCGCCGCGTTGCCAACAGGAGCCGGAATTTTATTAACAATGTCGAATAGATCGGTCAACGCTTTCGCCGTTCCTATAACAGCTGGCTCAACACCTTTGGCTAGGCGCTCTTGAAAATCCCTAAATGATTCCTGCAACGAATCAACCGCACCTGCATACCCAGCGCTTCCGGCTGCTGCTGCTGCATTGCCATATTGCTTCTCAATTTCCTGCAATATGAAATCCTGAGCTTTTAATAAATCGCCAGACGCGACAAGCTCTTTAATTAGTTTTTTCTGTGTTTCGCTGAACTGGGTGCCAGAACGAGCAAGGGCGGTAAGCCCCTTTTCCGGGTCTTGCAATGCCTTCGCAAGTTGCAGCAGGGATGAATTGACATCTTGCTTTGTGATCTGAGCCACGTCAGCAGCTGCCTTTGCGACTCGTTCATAAGAACCGACAGCGATACTTTGGAAGCTGGTCAGCAGTGCAAATCCACGGTCAAAATCTTCCTGATTGAACAGGGTTTGTTTGCCAAGTTTGTCGGCAACAGCTTGCAGCCTAATCAAATCGGCTGATCGCCCACCCAGCTTTTTCAGTCCGTTTTCAAGAGCAGCCGCGTCCGCTTGGCGTTCGCCCAAGACATTAAGGCTTCTGCTGAGCAGGGTTACCGCGCCTGTGACAGCGACAAGAGGTCCAACAACAGATCTAAACGCAATACCAAAACGCTGAATGTTTGCCGTAGCTGTAGCGGCGGCTCTATCGGTACGCTTGATGGAATTGGCAGCGCCATCCATCTCCTTTTTGAACCGCGCTGCATTTTGAGTCGCATTGCGAGCGTCAAGATTGACGGCAACATTGGCGACGACAGCCACAGCTCAACCCTTCCTGATACAAGCAGTCTACCGGCGCCGTTTTAACTGACGCTCCTGCTCTTCATTCAATAAGTCAAAATATCCGCTCCACAGCAGCAGCTCCTCAAGAGTCACCTCCGCGCTAAGTCGAGCCAACGTATAGCCCAACTCCTTGGCAACCCCAAGCTGCAGCAACAGCAGGTTGTCTTTCTTGAGTTCAGCCTTTAGCGCTTTTCATGTCAATCTCTTCCTCTTCCTCAGGGTTGGTCACGATCGCCAGCATCAATGCCTGCAAATCCGCGTCCATCACATCATTCTTCAACTCAGCGATCTCGCCAGCTTGAAACAGGCGTTTGCCAGCGTCGTCCACGGCCTTGGTGACCAGCAAATTCAACGCAAAACCATTGGCGTCATCACCGCCAGGCATCTTCTGAGCGCGTTCACGCTCTGCCATGGTCAACGGTGCCGAGTAAAACTCAAACTCCGAACCATCGGTCAACGTCACCACACGCTTAACGGGCGTCAGATTTGCAGCCTTTTTCAGACGGGCAAGGGCTGACGAAGCAGGCGCAGGCATAAAAATGGGGTCTTTGTTATCACTTTAGACATAAAAAAGCCCCCGGTGCAACCCAGGGGCGAACATTCCAGCGGAAGCTTATCAGGCGGAGGTGCTGAAGTCGAAGGTAGGAACACCAGCCGGGCGGAAGGTGATTTCAACCTGCTGAGCGTCGTCAGGGTTGATGTTCATGCTGGCAGTCAGCAGAACGGCATCCATTGCAATCGAACGGCTCAGGGCCTCGCTGCTCTGCTTGTCGGTGTAGAGCTTGAAGGCGCAACCAACTTGCTGACGCTGCAACACGTCTTCCACCATCCGGTTGGACAGTGCGGAATCTTCGTTGGTCACATACACCGTGGCGGTGCCGTTGCCATCAGCAAAACCAGGGATGTAAGCACGGAAGGGTGCATACTGACCGGCGGTTTGACCGATGGTGGTCACGTCGATTTCAGAACGGCTGATCTCAAAAGACCAGGACTGAACCTGACCAACAGCGGCGTAATCGGCGTAAGCAACTTGGAACTCGTTAGGAGCAGCTGCAGTGCCGTCGTCAGTGATGGTGATAGTGGACCCACCAGCAGTAGCCGAGACCTGAAGGACGCCGGTTGCCGGGGCGTAGGCAATGACGTAATAGGTGGTGCTCAGGCTGATGCCAGCAGGCAGGGTGCCGGTGCCAGCGCCGCCGGTTTGGCTGTTGACAACGCTGAATTCAACAGGATCACCAACCTTGAAGTTGAGATAAGGCTCAACCGTGATCTCGTCGTCTGCAACAGTGACACCAGATTCACCGAAAGTACCGGTGGTGCCAGCGGGCTTGTAATAGAGGGCGCCGGACGTACCGGACAAAACAGTGACAGCCATTGTTGTGAACGGTAAGTGGCTGGATTGATTCTAGCTTTGCTCGTAAGCCTCAAAAGTGATGGCTACTTGGGTCTGGAAGAATCCCTCTGGCGCAGCGGGTTCGATGGTGCGCGGACCATTTGCAGCGTCAAACTTTATATTTTCCAGCTGTAAACGTGAGAACAGGTCGATGCAGCGCTGGGCAATCGTCAATCCAGCGCCAGGGCCTTCGCCGCGAGGGCTGAAAATGTTGAATACCAGAGTGCCATTGCGACGATCAAAGCCATCACCAGTGCCGCGGCTTGATGTGGTCTGAATGGTCATGTAGGCAGAGTCACCCCAAATGATGCTGCTTTGAATCCAGCTGGCATTATTGGGCGGCGTGAACGGGACGTTCTGATACGCGACCTGAAGCACCGGAGCCGATGCAAACTCAGTTGCAATGCGGCCTTCAATATGTGAGCGGAGAGTATTGAGGCTCATTGTTGGCGTCCGATGCGGTCGGCTTCAGCGTTTACATAAGTCTGAAGGTCTTTGGCGATCGAATCAACCCAGCCTCCGGGAACGCCAGTGCGACGGCTTCCGTTGATAGCCAGTGGCTCGGCGTAGATCAGATTGTTGTGCAGGCTGTACACGTTGCCAGCCTTCTCCTGCCCGAGCTGATAGTTGACAGCATTTGGCGGGGGCGGTGTTGGATAGCTGCCCTCCGGTACGCCCTTAAATGGCGCGGCATTTTGACCAATCGCCCAGCTCGCACGGAAGCGGCCAGTATCAACAGGACTGTTGTTTTTCAGTACCTTGTCAGCTTCAAGAACCGCAGCCTTCAGCAGATCATTGAATTGCTTTTCGGCGTAATCGCCAATATCGCCAATCTTGATCTGCCTGGCCATATCACTCTCTCAGGTACATCTCAAACACGATAGCCGTGTTGTCCTGCTCGATTTGATTGACCTGAATGCACTGAAAAACACGGCCAGACACTGACACTTGGTCAGACACTGCAGGTTCAAAGCTCAGGTCAGCCGCTGCAATGGTCAGCTTTTTATCGCTGCCTTTAACCAGATCATTGACCTCACGCTGTTGTACGTCTTCCAGTACACCTTTGATCGTGGTGTCGCTGGTGGTTGGCGTCGCCGTACCCGTTGTGGGGTTGTAAGCACCAGTGGTAACGCGGCGAATCGTGATTGAACCGCCAAACTTTGTGATCAGCTTGCGAGCCGTTTTCTGCAGTGAGGTCGAAAGCGCCATCAGATCTTGTAGGCGATACAGGCTCCGTTCTGGAGCTGAATGCTCGTGAAATAACCAGTCAAGTGAGCGCCCTGATCGATTGATGCACCGGCAAAGTTGCTGTCGGTGATATTGGTGGACGTAATCGCGGTGATCGTGCTGCTTTCGTAAAAGTCAATGTGGCTGAATTTGCCAGTGTGCACAGCAGTGTCAGTAATGACCTCAGCGCCAAGGGCGTAATTGACTTCAGATGCTCCGCCGTGTGACTTAGCCATGATCAGATGTTGTAAGCGATGACAGCGCCACTTGAGTTCAGAGTGAAGCTGGTAAATACGCCCTGAAGCTCAAAGCCAGCGGGCAAGCCTTCCCCAACCAAGCTGTTGCCGGTGTAATTCTCAACGCCCAAAGCGCTGAACGACGTATTGCCTTTGACGATGACGATGCGATTCCAACGGCCAGTCTGAGCGTCAGTGGTATTCACAAAATCCCCACCAAGGCTGTAAGCGGGGTCGATGCCGTTATGCCTACCCATTGATCAGCTCCGCTTGATGGCAAAGTTTCCTGGTCCGCTAATTCTAAGTCCAGTCATATAGCGCTCATAGAGCGGCGGGACACGATCAGCGCCCGTAGCCATGGCGCTAGCCCCAGCCGTCTCAACGTTCAGGGTGCCGATCTGGACGCGCTTGTAATCCTCAAGGCCGCTGAGGCCCATGCCGTCTTTGTTGTTGTTGAGGTAGACGGCCAACACAACCTGAGCCTGTTTGATCTGATCAGGAATCTCAGTGTCGGTGTAATAGTCAGTGGTGATCTTGAACGGGAACCCGATTGCGTAGGTGTTGATGTAGGTGTCGGGCTTGCGAACACCAGTGCGGGGCCACTGCAAAGCTTGGGTGTCAGTAGCCCTTGCGCCTAGAAAGCGCTCACGATCAATCCGCTGCGTAGCGGTGTAAAGCGCACGGTTTTTCTGGTCAGTAGTAGCCGACGCCCATGCGGTCACGTCGTCGTTTTCGACCATGCCATCAATCAACGCCTGAGCATCAGCCAGGGTGAGATAGCTATTTGCGCTGGCACCGCCAACAGTGGCGTCAATCGTGATTGCCATCAGCAGGCTCCGCCTTGGGCTTTACCGTACGACGTTTTTTAGGCGCCGTTTGTTCCGGTGTTGATTCAAGTTTAGGGGTGGGCTCTGCATTAGAAAAAGAGGCCCCAGCCGAAGCCGAGACCTCCCGTTCACGCAGTCGCCGGAAGGCGAACATACCCATCAGGAGCTAGCGCCCTTCAGAGCAACGAAGTTGAGCACGATTGCTTCGCCCAGGGAGCCGCCGGACACGTTGCCCACAGTGATCTTGAAGGATCCTGCAGCCAGAGTGTTGGCCTGCACCACATAAGCGCCAGCAGTACCGGCAGAACCGTGGTTCACGACAACCACATCAGTGGCAGCGACTTCGCTGTTGGTCACGGTGAAGGTGACTTCGGCGCCGTCAGCCAGAGCGGCGTTGTGCATGGTGATTTGACCTGAAGCAGCGTTCAGGGTCACGCCAGTGGACTTGCTGGTTGCTTGGGTGACGGTGCCACCTTTAGCGGGTCCAACAAGTTTGCCAGCGGTTGCTTCAAAAATGGATGCCATCGTTAGTTCCTCCTATCAGTCGTAGTTGGAAGTGATGGTGGCGCGCACGATGCCAATGTTCTTGGTTTCGTACACCTTCGACCAGTTACCAACAGTGGCCAGCTGAGCGCGGGTCGGGTTAGCAGTGGTCACAGCCCACTTGGCCCCAACCGGGTGGTAGATGTAGTGCATGTCAACCGACATGGCATCGCTCTTGGCGAGGATGTCACGGTCAGTTTCGGTACGCAGAGCGGCCTGCTCACCAGAGGCAACAGCGCCATCGGTGAAGAAGTAGCAAGCGTAATCGCCACCGCTGTTGGTCACATCGTCAGAGACGATCACGCGCATACCCATGTAGGTAGGAACGCGAACATCACCGAAGGAAGCAGCAACGCTACCGGCGAAGGCATCGGGCTGTGCGGTATCGGGGGTCAGGCCACCAGCGATTTCGCTAGACAGCACATAGTCGATAGCCTTGCGC